CCTGAAGGAGTTACATTATCCCAAACCCTAGCAGGGCCAGGACAACTATCACTTATCATTATTTGTGCGTCAGCACCAGGACATGTGGCATTAATTAAATCACCTGTTCTTTTTGCTATTATAAACGGTGCACATATATCATCATCTGCCCATTTTAAATCTGCTGTATTATCATCATACCAAATTATGGCATTAGTACCACTATTGAAACATGGAGGGCAACAACACATACCTAATCCTTCTAATTCAATTACTCCGCCTATACCAAACTGACGTATCCTAAACGGTGTTATAAAGCAACTTGCACCTGTTCTCTCTTGAAATGTAAATGTAGATATTCCAGAACTTCCTACAGTATTAAATACCCTCCAATCAGAGTTGACAGTTACACAACACATATCGGTGGCAGCTCCACCAAACTCTATGAATCTACTATTTGTAGTCATACACATAGCGGGGGCAGCAGGATTAGTAAAATCTACATCTACTGTAACACTACCACTAACCTCACATCCATCTATTAACCAAGGAGTATCACATATTTGAGATTTAGTATGACAGTGAGTAGTAGGGGATATACCAGCTTCTACTAAAGTCCTATTAATCCAAGCACATCCTACTCTTTGAATTAATTCATTTGCGGCAACACAAGTAATAGTTACATCAGTAAGGTCTGCTACTGCTTGATCATCTTTAGCATTACATTCTATACCTGATAGTTTAGTTTGTTCAGCACATGAAAATTCATTAGTACAGGCATTGGCTTCATACGCTGTTTTAATCTGAGCATTTGTTTGATCAGCAGTAGAGCCACATTCTACATTTATTATAGTCCTAACTTGTGCAGCAGTTAAATCTTCTGGAACTCCAGTACAGGCAGTTATTCTACCTTTGATTGTATTAACTACCATATTTGCAAGTAGGGCATTAGTAATAGTTTCGTTTCCTATAACATGGACATCATTCCATTCACCAGTACCAACACAAACACACGGACAATCTGCTGTAACTGCTACTTTAGTATGAGTAATCGTCATATACGGTTAGTATATAAACTATTCTATTTATTGTTTTTACTTGTTTCTTCTTTCTTTTTTACGTCAGACTCTACGGGCTTTTTGGCAGTGGCAATCTCACGGTCTTTGAGTTGAAGTATTTGCTCATATGTAACCATGATTGTGTTAAGATGCTTTAACAAATCCTCAACCTGTTTTTCTAAGATTATTACATTCTTTTGTTTTTTATCCAATAACTGTTGTAGTGGAGTTAGTTGAGGTGGCTGTTGAGGTTGGTTGCCTTTTTGGGGGGTATTACCACCAATTACATTACTCATATTATCACATTAAACTATCTATCATATAAGGGTTAAGCAAGATCATTCAAAAACTATAGTTAAATTGCCAGTTGCCCCACAACCAACATCAATAAACAGTCCTTCATTAAAAGTAGTATTAATATACGGATAACATAATCCACCACTAGTCGCACCGACTAGATCTATTGTAATTATTGCATCACCAGTACCACATCCAAAAAATCCTGTAGTTGGGGCTACCACTATTGTCATACACATCGCTGTAGTAGTTAAACATATACCATTACCAGTCTGACCTATAACATCAGCAGTTAAACATACTACGGCACAAGTATCACATGCAGTTATATCATGAGTAGTAACAGTACCACATGCAGGTTGTCTACAATCACAATTAACTGCTACGGTAAAGGCTAGTGCTGTAGCATTATCAGAAACACGTATATCAAAATCACCACAACAGGCTTCACATCCACAAATTCCAGTATATAATAATCCATTTAATGTAACTGTATCACCAGCTACGGCACCACAAAATGTAACACATCCAGTGGCAGCTACGGCAGCAGTTCCATCTCTAACTACCCAATCCTCATCTCCAGTTTGGGCTGTATAAATTGATTTTAAAATACCATGACCTGTTTTAACTAATAAATCAGTACCAGATACGGCTGAAGCAACACGATTTTTATCTCCCATATATTAGTTTATTGACTGTAGTGATATATATAATTTGAGTTGTATAGGTCTAAAATCCGATTACTCTGAATCTAATTACGGCACATGCCAGTTCATTAGAACAATTTGGAATCTCTGCAAAGGGTGCAGCAGCACAAGCAGCCGAACATTCAAATACGTGTAGGGTTCCAGTAGCAGCAGCACAACAGGCGGCATATCTATATTCAGTAATATATCCATCAGCACAACATGCTCCATCTGATATATTTCCAACTTCAACACTCAATAAAGTAGTAATTCTTCCACCAGCAGATAGGTCTACTACAAATCCAGCAGCACACATTGGATATACATCACAGCACATAGCTATAGTTTGACATATTACGGCAGTTTGAATTTTGCTATTTAACTCAGCCTGTAAGCCTATAGTCTTACCAGTTAATCTTGTATAGTTTGTGTTAATTGCAGCAGTTACCATATAGTATCAATTTACCCTTTTAATTAATAAAGATTGTGATAAAAAATCTCCTTGAACCCGCGCCAAGTGAGTAATTTGTTTGGTTGAGATATTCATGATGTTTCTATAAACTAATATCCCTGATTTTTCCCTGACTTGGAAAGTGTCTACATACGCTTTCGCCCATTGTTCTAAACAGACCATTTTCAACAAACGCACCATTGATATATGGGTATCCTGGTGTTCTTCTTGTTGCTTCATAGTACTCTGTTGGAATAGATATTTGCAATCCTATTCTTGGGTATCCATATCCTTCTGCATCGGATGTGTCCAGTGTAAATATACGGCCTATTTCGGCAGCGTTATTTGATGGAGCATCCTTGATTGGGATGTATGGTACACCATAGATTGAATCTACATGTATTCCTACACCTGTTCCTTTGAAAGTCTGTATTCCGTTGACATCAATTTGTACTAATGCTTCACCATATGGGTTTGGAATCCTTACGGATGGCATATACAATCCTTGAATTTCGGAATATGCTTCATGGGAACCGAGTGCTACGTTTGGATCTTTGCCTGCGGCAATTCTAATTTCTCTCAAATGAGTTCTTAGAGTGTCGTCAGTTAAGATGGCTCTTGTACCTAGTGTTCCGCTAGCAGATGTGATCGTACTGTCATAGACAGTTGCGGCATCTCTATCGATTGCAGTTTGAGTTGCAATCCACGGATCATATGCTTGTGTACCACCGCAACATTGGAATTGAGCCTCTTCGGCTGAACTTGATACTATTCTATCAATAGTTTCCCAGTTGGTAGTACCTGCGAATACGCCACAATTACATGCGGCAATAGTCTCGGCATCATCTAAGAGCATTCTGTTTAAGAGTTCCTTGTGTTGTACAGCCATAAACAATCTTAGTGAACCTAGTCCACCCCAGATATCGTCTTTGCTGTGTGTTGCCAACCACTCCATCACTTCTGATGCTTGGAAGGGCAACTGTGCGGTCTTAGGGGTTACTTCGATTTCAGCAAAACAAGGTTGTTCTGCATCACCAATAACACCTGCTTCTGGGGTACCACCTAGAGTAGTACCACAACAAATTCCAGATACGCAATCTGCTTTAGTTTCGATTGACCTCCAACCACTTTTGTCCCAAGGATACTTTGGTAATACACCAAAGGCGTTAGCTTCGAGGTTTAGCTGAGCCCATGCATAAGCACCAAATACAGCGTTGAATACGCCACAAGTTGTGGTTAAAATTGGGTTGTCTGCTTTTCTCAAGAAGTTTCTATTGTAACCGTAGTACAGTGCTTCAAGTTCATCGATTGTCTCGATCTTGAATGCTTGTGCGAGTGCCATTTTAGTATAGTGACACCTCATCTGCGGTTGGGGTATAGAACTTGCCCGTTCTTATCGCACTAGCAACTTTGTACAACTCATCGTGTCCTACTTCTCTAGCCATCTTAAGAATGGGATTTGCTTTCTCATTCTCAATAGATTTTGCTAGTTCTATGTAGGGTGATCTTGGAGTTGATGATATATGTGCACCGTTTATAATAGCAAAAAGAACAGGTGATTTAATTAATGCCACATGTCCTGGTGCTGACGCACAAATAATGATAAGTGATAGTTGTCCTGGCCCTGCTAGGGTTTGGGATAATGTAACTCCTTCAGG